GACATCTATATCACACACCTGCACCCATGATACCCAAAAGTATACTGTGGTGTGTACACGATATGTGATATGTAAGTGATGTCATTCAACCGAAATTGTGTTGCTCATCTAACGATACTGCGTCAGCTAATCGATTAGCGGCCGCAAAAAATTGGGCCTAAGGGAGATAACGAATTTATGTCAGCGACGTACCGATGCCAGCATCGGACAGCTTCAGTGTGTCCAGATTGCCGAGCGCGTACGACTGCGAAAGCTCACCAGTTGCAAAGAGAACTTCCTCGTCCGAGGAATCCCCGTCCTGGTCGTACGTCACAGTGATGTAGTACGCATCAACATCTTCGTTGTTGCCGCTCACATCGAATGTGATTTCCCCATCGTTGACAAGCTCCCAATCCGGCTTGGGGCCAGCCGTCTCGCCGCCATCCTGCACCTTAAATGTCGCAGTCTGAACAGCGTATGTCTGTGCTGTGTCGGGCTCTGCAGCCTCCACATCGGTCAGAACCGAATCATCGTCCAACGATGCGGTGCTGTCGTCAAACAGACCAACCTTGAACGATGTTGCGTTACCGAGAGCCGACTTCTGATAAAACTCTTCTCCTGTGTTGTGTAGTGATGTCGCCATAGTTATCTAGTCGTTTCGTCGGACCCTACCCGACTCTTCAGGCCACTAAGGTATGTGGCGACGTCTATCTAAGCGAACCAAGCGTGAATGGCCGCATAGAATCCTTATCAGATCGCGCGAACATCTTCCGCGAACGCGCCCATACGGCGAGCGCAAGCGCATCGCTGAAGTCATCGTGTCCATTTGGCGGATGCGAAATCTTCATTCGCCCAGTGCTCGTGTAACTGTATTCCAAATCGAGACACTGGTTCATCATCTTGTTACCAGGCATGTCATTCTTTCCTGGAATGTACTCAAACGCAATCGAGCCAGATTGTAATTCGTTTTTGAGTGTATTGTACAAAGATTGCTTCTTCTCATTTGTGAACTTGAAGCCCTCAACCTTGTTACCAAGAGACTCGCGCACTTGATCGACGGTGCCCTGCCCAAGGCTTGTCGAATCAACCATGATGCGCGTATAATCGTAATACCCATCAAGTTCACGGATGCGCCCCATCGCGTCAGTCATTGGCATGTTTGATGTATGTTCAATATCGAACACGTTTCCCTCGTCATCGATAGAGACGTAGACTGATGCATCACCGCCAGTGGAAGCCAGGTCGACGCCCAAGAATGTGATATCAGACGATCGACGAACCGACTCTCGCGCGCAATTCATGAGCTCTTCTCGGGTGAAGAATGACGATGCACTCTCGACGAACTGGCCGAGAATCTCCTGCTTGAACTGTGTGTTCGTCAGATTCTCTCGCTGTTCTTCGATGAACTCATCATCGATCATCGGATTGGCCGAGGAAGGAACCTGCAACGTGTGCCAACGATCGTCATTGTATCGCTCATAGAGATATCCCTTCTTTCCAAATGGTGTCGAGAGTAAGATGAATGTCCCGTCACCGACTGCCATCATGGGCGACAGCACCTCCTGGAAGATACTATCTCGGATGAAGGCGGCCTCGTCTACAATAATCATGTTCTCGCGCGCACCATACCCACGAATGTTGGACCCATCTCGGCCGACCGGCAGCGAGATGATACGAGAGCCATTATCGAAGTTGATCTCTGTTCTTGTCGATCGAACAACCCCCCACTGCTCCTCTGGAATCGGCGAGCCTCGCATCTCTGATTGAATCTGGTTGAACAGCTCCATCGACTGGCGCTGCGCCTTCGCAGTGATGAGAACCTCGGCCTTGTTATAGGTGATGGCCTTCCATAGCGCGAGCCATGATGCCGTCCGAGATTTACCCACACGTCGCCCAGAGATGAATGCCTTACGCTTGGACGGATGGTCCATGAAATCCTTCTGATAGTCGAACGGCTCCTCGCCGAGATAGTGCTCGACAAAATGGCTTGGTTCGTCTAACAGGCGTTTGGCATCTACGTTCATGATTATCTATCGAAGAAGTCGAATCGGCTTGGCACATCGTACACGTTCGAGTACAGTTGCTCGCCCTTGTAGAAGAGGTACGCGTACTCTGGTTTCAAGAAGTACATATTCATCGGCCCATCATGTGGCTCTTTCTCCAGATTGCTCCACATCTTGTCGGGCAGACCGATCGAACATGACGGCATCGATGCCTGACCTGTGGGGTGAATGACGTATCCATCGTCCAAGCCGGCGCGCATTGTTACGGGCAGATTGTATCCTCGATACAACTCCTCGTTGATGTAATCGTATGTCTCTCGATCGATTGATGGCCCTGAGCTCAATCGAAAGGTCGACATCTCAGCCGTGTAGTAGCCCGCCGAAAAATCTTTGATCATTCGTCTACATCACGCTCTGCTCGAAGTGCAGACAGCTCTCGCGCGATATTTGTCTGCGCCTCAGCTTTCTGCGACTCAGGGTCGTCGAGTAGGCCGAGTTCTTTGAGCTGGCGTGTGGTGGTTCGCGTGAGCCGATCATACGCGATATTGAGTGCGTTCTCTTGGTCCTCCAAGATTGGCTTCCCCTGTTCGGTGTATCCGATGGTCTTGTCTCGCTCGACAACGCCGACATCATCGATATAGTCGTTTGCCCGCTGCTGCTTGTGCATATCGATGGCGATGTTTCTCAACATCTGTAGCTTTGCAAAACTCTCGGGGCCGAATGGAGCATCATCGAGCAGAGACTCGACAACGGCATCGATCCATTGCTGCTCCTGGCGCGACCGATTGTTGTAATAGTTCTGTCGCTCAGCGTAGAGCCCGTGCTTCTCGGCATGGTTGTTGCCTTTGTTCACGTTTCGGGTTGCCCCACCGTGAAGATAGCAACGCCCCTCGCCGAAATGTGTTGTTCGGAATCCTGAACGGTTTGCACAATAGCCGACATCCTGCTCCCATTCTTCTGGGACTCGATGTGGCCTGATTCGTGCACCACACAGATCATCCTCTGGCTCTTTTGTGGGCATCAGATAGTCACCTCGGAGGTACTCATGTAAGTACTATATGACTCGGGGTTTTTATATGTGGTGCGTTTCTGGGCCGACCTTTAAATACTCTCGTTGAAATATGGAGACTGCTCTCGCACGCTCGCGCGTATGCGGCGATGGTCGCTTGTGCTCATTCCAGTGACGTCCATAAGTTCTCGGAATGCATCAGTCAAAAAGAGGCGGTCATTGACGGATGGGTTGCGTTGCTCGGTCAATGCCTCGTCTGCCACGAGTGAACAGATCGCAAGGATAATCTTCTCGTATGGGTGGCCACCACTTGCGCGAGAGGACATATCATACGAAGCGATCACCTCTCGAACGATCTGTCGTTGCGTTTGTGGCATGTCGAGCACGGACATGAACATCTCTGTGTCGTTCCAGATACGTGATCGTTTTATCGTATGATGGCGGTTCCCCTCGCCGTATCCATTGTTCAATCGGTAGAGACGCTCGTAGAACGCTCGTCGTCTTTTGGGTAAGGGTTGGTTGTATCCATCGAAATCATTTGGGTCGAATGTTGTGGCAGCTTGCGAGCCCCATTCATTATCGTAGATGCTGTTCAGCTCAAGCCAATCATCAGAATAGGAACTCGAACCTGAACCATGCTCGCGATTGAATGGGTCAAGCAGTGCATCGAGTTCTGACATATACACGATATTCTTTTTATAGGTATTTAAGTATTTCGGTGTATCACTTCTTGAGTGCGCGATAAACTAATATACGGTTTATCGCATATTACTCCACTATATTTTAGATATATTTTTGATCGCGACCTGCGCACAGATCCGCGGTTCCGAGTTCTTGGCTATATAAAAAAAAATTCGACAGCCTTATATGCATACAGGATAGAGCCTTTGTATGGCCCGAAAACAGCCACTAACCGCGGAAGAGGTGTTCGAGCGATTCAACCCCGGGATGACGATTCGCCCGGAATACGCTGTTACGAACCCTATGGCGGACGAATACAGAGGTGTGCCCGCCCGGGGCAACTGGTGGAATTTTGTCCCCTCAAATGCCGTTAACAGGCTTGTTGAGGCCGAGGACAAGGGTTTGGAGCTACACAAGCTCACGCAAGAGGCGTTGGATGCGTGGATGAGCTATGCGGAGGACTCCGGCGAATTCATTTTGACCGGAAACGACGTTCTCGGGGCTTACAAGGCCTTAGAGCGCCGTGCAGTGAAGCCCGCATTAGCTGAAATAGCTGTATCACAGCTGTTTGATGTGGCGCCATTCCCCCGGAGCAAAAGCGGCGTTAGGAGGCTTGAGCGCGCCGGTATCGACATAATAACGAAAAGCGGACACAGCATACAGGTGAAATTTAGCTCCAAGCCCCCGGCCCCTGATGCCGTCAAAAGGGCGGATGAGCTAATATGGGTTGAGAAGGCCCGAAACGGCCAAATGTTGGAGATTCACAGACATATGGAAGAGGCATAGACCGGGGGGCAACACCCCCCCCCCTCTGTGAGAGGCCACAGCGCTCTCTGTGAGGGCGTTGTGTGTGACCGGGGATGTTTGTACCTATGGAACACCGGTAAGCTCACACAGCGAACCACAGCGCTTGTGAGAGGGTGCCCACAGATTTGCCTCACTGCGAACAGCGCTGCAACAACGCATGCACATCACCCACTCTTGATGGTGCCCCCCTCTGCAAAATCTGATATCGACACCTTTAATACAATAGCTCTCCTACCTGTATATGTAAGAGGTGAAAGATAATGTCCACCATTCAATCAACATGTGACCGCTGCGGTGATATCACCCCGGTTGCATATACGCTAGG